CTTTGATGACGCCATTCATTTGAGTGTCAATATCAAGTAGCCAGCAGCGTTTGATCTTGACCTTTTGCATGGCTGATTCTATCTCTGAGCATGTTTGTGATAGCCACAAATCGTGCATTGATCCAGACGTGTCTTTCGCAAAGACTATATCACTCACTTGAGGTGAGTCGATAGCCTCTATGAATAGATCGTCTCCCAAGAAGCGTCTATCGAAGAACTCTTCTGACACATCATCAGCAGATGTATCAAGTAAGAACCTCTGTAGAATGGTCAACCAGTCTAGGTTAGTTCTTGTCTTCTCAAGTTGCTCGACAAGCTTACCGGGAAAGCTTCCTCTCAATCTAGCTGCTTGTGCAATAGACTGTTGGGTTTGCGCCCACTTCTCTTTGAGAGACTTACCTTTCTGCTTTCCTTCTTCTGCTTTTTGAGGTTCTTTAGGTGGGTCCATGAAGTTGCCCGGACCTTTGTACTTAGTCAAAGGACCTTGGCCTCCTTTACCACCGCCGCCTCCTTTAGGCTTCGGACGCTTTCGCTCCTCCTCCAACAACTTGTTGTAGATGATCTCTTCAGATACATCTCCATACTCGTTGGTGAATATTATCTCACCACCCGGAGGATTAGCAGGTAACGCAATGTAAGAGGAGTATCTAGATAACTCCTTTACATTTCTATTGATAACAATATCACAAGCAATATTAGCTACCAAATGGTTCTCTGCATCTAAGAATCTATACATGTGGATGTACAAGCAATGGAACATCTCGTGAAACAAGAGTCCGATCTTCTGTGCATCGTTGTTTAGATTCCAGTAATCCTCGCTGATGAAGACGGAGAAGCCATCAGTACATGCTGTGTCCTCGGCACGTTCATCTAGTTTGTATACTAGTGAAGTAAGGCCGGGGATGTACACACATAAGATGTTATCCGTTGCCACCAAGTTGAAGAGCCTTTCAATATCTTTGTCGAGCTCATCTTGGGATGATACAGTGTTTTGGTTATTTTTCCATAATGTAGACATTATCGGGTATAGCAGTATTTAATGACTTGCTTTGTCAGTTGTTGTTTTGTTTAGAGTTTTTTGCCGTTGAAATAACGATCATTAGGTTCGTCACTCATTAGACTATTCTCTACTATTATCCAGTCTAAAACATTTCTGAGATAGACCAGTTGTTTTTTATCTAATACAACTGAGTCCATTTGCTCCGGAGTACCTCCTGATAAACGGATTATCAATTCTATCCAGCCGTCCTCATCTCGTGCCACTGAAAATTGATGACAGTGACAACAAGGAATGTTGACGTGTTCGAAGTCTTGTTCTAGTGCTAAAGGATATTTAGCGTCTAGATCGACGAACCATGGTTTGTACTCAGGGTGAGTCCAAACCGTGAATGGTGTTTTCTTTGGTTTTAACATGGTATTTAAACACCCCCTCCGGAGAGGGGGATTTGGTTGTTGTTTTGGTATTAGCCGCGTCCGCAAAGACTGCTGAGATTATCTCCCATCCACTCGACTATAGCGGGGTTACTTTGAAGACTAGGCTTCTGCTTACAGATAGACTTAGCTACGTAAGTAGTCATGAAGCCTTTAGCTCCGGCACCTGACAAACGCTTAGCTACTTGCATTACCACTTTGATATTACCCTCATTGGCGATGCCAGAGAGTTTACAAGCGATAATCCACTTCTTACTAAGCTCAGATGGAATGGTGCATCCATTAGGATCATTCAATAAGTTTTGAATGCTTCCGATGGAGTCATACAACTCAAGCCACTCGACAGCCTTCATAGCTGCTTTGTAACCGAGTATAGCGTTGACTTTGTGCAGGAACAATCTGTCAGATCCTGCATTCTTGACAGTACGCTGACCATTCTCGACTTCGACAAGGTCTGTGTTGATGAGCTTACCGAACTCTTCTAGCGTTCTAAAGCTAGCGAAGTTTGATACACCATCATGCTTAGCCACGTCTACGTCGTACGGCACATCGTTGTTGGACTGCAAGAAGGACTCCAACTCTGGGTAGAGACCTATGTCAGATAACCACTCTTGGAACCCTGCAAGATCAGGCTGGACGTTGTAAGTCGCCATCCTGTTTACATTCGAGAGCGGTAGTTTCTCGGACATACATCCGTGATCCAGACCGTTAGCGAGAGCAACGTGCAAGGTATTCACTGGGAAGTGAAGGTTACCGATGCAGTTGTCATTCATAGCTTGCTTAAGCACCCTCTGCATAGCGAGGCTGCCGTCGAGCAACTCATCCCACACCATGAGAACTTTGGTGTCCTCGTTCATGTCAGGATTAGTGACAAAAGGAAGCTCAGTGTTACCGAAGTACTCGGCAACATGCTGCTCTCTGTCAACTGTTGGAAGACGTAAGTCTGATGGAAGGCAGTTACCTGCCCTCACATCGAAGAACTTACGACCCATCTGCTCAGCAAGAAGCCTGCTGATCTCTGACTTACCCACACCCGGAAGTGCGAGGAAGAACGGAGTAGTCAAACCCTGACGACTATTCTTGTGGCGTAGTTGCCACTGAAGTCTGTCTTCATGGGATTGAAGGATAGCAGGAATATCGCTAGGAACGATGTTTAGCTTTTCGATGTCTTTTTGGTTTTTTGTTTTGGTACTCATAATAGTATGAATTTAGGTATGTTGTGGGGGCTTAGCCCCCGGGTTTAGAGTTAGTTAAGTGGGTCAATGCCCTTCTTAACTAGTTGCTCGTCTGATAAATCAGAAGCGAGACAGTTTACTTCGTAGATATCGTCAACGATCTCTCGAAGTTGGTCAGCTAACTTGATGTGAAGTGCACCAACACGAGATAGTATATCTTTATAAGCTATATTATCGTAGTGTCGATTGCCTTTCGCTCTCTGCAAGCTTTTGACCATTGAGTCTTGCTTACTCGACGTAGTGTCGAATCTAGTAGCAAGCCACTCAAGTAAGTCCTCTAATGAAGCGGTGCCTTCGCTGTCGCGGGCACCTTTCTTTGTTAGAGAGATGGTTGCTTGATAAGAGTTGTGATAAGCCGACGATGTCGGGGGTTCGAGGATTAACTTGTAATCCTCTTCCCCAATCTTAACCCACCTCGTTATTGTTTTGTTAAGCGATACAGGCATATTAAAGCTTCATCATGTTATTGATTTCAGCAGCGGTGTTACCGCCCTGTATCTTGTTGATAAGCTCGTTAGCCCCTTTTGCGACTTCTTCTCGCATAGACTGGCCTTCCTCACCTTTCAACATTTCTACGTCATATAGACATAGGCTTCTTGCGTCATCAGCAAGCTCGAGGATCTCATCGAGTTCCTCTCCCTCACCAACACATAAGTCCTCAATGAGGGATCTATTACCTCCTTCAGGTTCTACTAACTTAGATACGTTAGTAATGATGGAGTCATACATCTTACCCTTTGAGGTCGGGTCGTAGTCATTCATCTTATTTCTAAGTTTAGTAACTACGTCTAACAGGCGATCCTTCAGCTCTCTGTGAGCTTCAGCAGCCATAAGACTCTGCTTTCCTTCGAGTTCTTCTTTGAAGGAAGCCTTCATTTGATCCGTCAAACCTTTCATGGCCATGGCTGCTTGTGGTGCTGCCATCGGATTTTTCTCGAAGCTGTAAGAGAACTTATCTTTTATGTCTTCACTTGATAATGAAAACCACTCCTGCTGATGTGCGGATAGCGTTGGAGCTAACTTCTTAAGAGCTTCTTCAGACTTAGGACGAATCTCTGACTCCCAGCGACTTATGAAGTCTGCTGCGAGAGCATCGAATTCCATTCTAGACTCATTCCAGAACTTTTGTACTCTGAAGAAGTTAGAAGCAGGTATTACCTTGCTGGTACCGCCTCTCTTTTTGTCCTTACCCAGAGAGATTGTATTCTCTGCAAAGAACGTCCTAATAGAAGATGCAAGACGTTTGATCTCTGCTGTGTACTCCTCTAAGATGAGGTTTACACTAACAGTTATCTGTTTGTTTGTAGCGTCATAAGTATCTTTAACTACTTTTTCAGCTTGTCTGCACTTCGCTGGAGGATTAGGGAAGCTAATGCTCATGTTACACATGATTAGGTTACATGAGGCATTGGATTCCTTAGTGTTGGGTGTTGGGTTTTGGTTAGTTAGTACGTCTGTACTCATAGGTATGTTGATGGTATTTAATGACTTATCTGGTCAGTTGTTGTTTTAGTTGTAGTATTAAATACTACGTGTATCTTACTGCCTTGCAAGAGCAGAAAGAAATCTTTATATTACCACATGGCAAAAAGAGGAAGACCTCCAAAAGATGATGTTCCTTGGGAGGACATCAAGAATGCGTATATGCTTGGCGAACCCTGTGGAGTAATATGCGAGCGATATCCCGGTTTGAAGCCCGGTACGCTGCGCTCTAGAGCTTCTCGTGAGGGTTGGACAACTCCCCGTAACATCAAGCAGAAGTTAGCGGAGAGGGTAAATGAGGTGAAAGTCGCCGAAATGACCGGGACTTTGTCACCAGCTCAAGCCAAGAGTCAATTAACTAATCTCGACGCTGTGGTCGATACATTAGCCCAGAGACAGGCTGAGCACCGTGAGACTATATCTAGAATCACGGAAGAAAAGTTTAGTAAGCATAAACTCCCACCGATTAAATCGTGGAGAGATGCAGATATAGCCGACAAGATGGCGCGAAGGGCTCTCGACATGGATGCCGATACACCCGACGCGGTCATCAATGTCGGGGTGCTAGGTAGCGGAGCAGTCATTGACGACCGCTCCGCCCCTGTAGTTTTAGAAGAAAGCCATGATACAGAGCAAGATCATAAAGATACATAGCATGGCAAGTAGAGTGTGAAAGAACTCTCTACGATGCTCTGCTAACTCTTCTTTACGTCTTTTTGTACTCTTGTACATGTTTTCTTGGGTTTTCTTCCAAGTACGTTTATTAGACATGATGTTTAATAGTTGGTTAGGTTTAGTTTAGCTTGTTTGCGTTCGGCTTTGGCAGACATTCGCTTAGCGATGACTGCACCTCGCCATGATCTACGCATAATACGCTTAGCTTCATGGATATCGAGGTGAGACTTACTAGCTGCTTTAGTTCTAAATGAGGGCATATCTCACTTACTTAAAGCTGCTATTCTGCGTTTAGCGAGTGCTTTTAGCTTAAAGAAAGCTTTGGGGGCTTTCTTGTCTATACCTTCCCGGCGAGCTGCGATGACAATACTGTCAACGTCTCTCTTGGAAGGAGAGCGTTTGATTTGCTCTCTGAAGTTGAACCCTTCTGTTTTTGAAGGATTGATCCGGCTATTTGTTTTATTAGCTTTCATTTGTATATAGTGCCTCGACATGATAGTCAGAGGTCTTTGTGTTTGGTTTATTGGGTGTTGAAACCCTTCCTACCAACAGAGGATTGGACTCTGCTGGTAGACTGGGATCTCCTTTTAAGGCAAGAGATTAGCCATTGAGTACTACAGTCAAGTGATCTCCGAATGTTATATCGGGACTACCATAGCTGTATACTTTGATGCCGTTAGGCTTAGCAGTAACCTTAGGGTTAACCTTCTCTCTTTCGACAACCTTGAATGTCTTAGGCTGTTCAGGAGCGATGTAAGGCAAACCTTTAGGGTTAGCCCGTTTGCACTGCGTCCAAAGGTGAGGCAATAGCTGTGTTTTAGGTTTCCCTGTTACAAACAGCCATTCACTGAGCCTGACAGCTTTAGGGTCAGTTTCCCATTGGACTCTAGATGTCCAATACTTACCAGTTGGCTGTACTTCTACTGTCTTACTCTGGTTAACGTGGAAGTCTTTGCCGTAAGGGTTAGGACCCCATCCAGCAGCTTCTTCTTCCGCTCTAGCTATTTTAGCTTGAAGCGCAGTTACTTTAGCGCCCACTTGGGCTTGCGTTACGTGCTTGCCTGCTTTCGCAGGTCTTTTGGTTTTTTTACTCATTTTTGTTAGGTATTTGAGTTACTAGGATGACCTCCTAGCAGGTTGGACTGACTTATCAATGTGGGTAGTCCATCTCCCACAGACAAATGAGGGGTCGGACCTCATTTGTTTCGTCGTTTAAGGACGATCTATATGGTATACTCTGTAAACAGCACGGAAGTCTTCAAGACGCCTAATATCGGCACGTATACGCATCCATCCGAGTCTCTTCTCCTTTATGGCTTCGTCTTTTTTGACTCTTAAGTCGTCTAGAAGACGGTTAGCATTAAGAAGTAAAGAAGGTGCGTTTGACTGAGCATTGTACTTGATCACTAGTGACCTCGCAATATAGCGATATCTTAAATAAAGCGGTAAGATAGTATCATCTGGATAATCATCATCGAGTTGTATATTACGTTTGATCTGCTCTTCACAGTCTTTTATGGTCTTCCACAAGTTAGGTCTTGTAAGGAATCCATTAGGGTCGAATCTGTCAGGGTTTGCCCAGACAGTGCCCGGCTTTGGTGTATTATATAGCTTCATATATTTAGGTATATTTGAGTTACTAGGATGACCTCCTAGCAGGTTGTGTTGTCGTTAACACACATCTACTCACTAACAATAGCTAGTAAGTAGAGGTGTGTTGCTCCCTTTGAAGGTAGGGAGCTTAGACCTCATTTGTTTCGTCGTTTAAGCTTTTTCTTTTAAAGCTTCTATCTTTCCGTTAACTACCGCTATTTTATCGAGTACAAACTTTTTATTGTCTCCATCATCAAACTTATAGGCGAGGTCTTCTAAAAAGCCTCTGTACT